ACCAGAGCCAGAGCCAGTGATTGCAGAGGCTTCTTTCAGGTCGATGTTGACTGTGCCGCCTTCGGTAATGGCTTGCTTAATTCCAGCGAGGATTTTTTCAGTGATGGTCATGGCAATTTCCCCTATGGCAAAAAAACCTCGTCACATTCTTGGCTATTTGAACAACCCTGACACATGGGACAGGGCTGCGTTTGAAACAGCCATTCGCGCAGAAGTCGAAGCATCGACAGGAACACTCACGGCCTCTGATGAGTTGCTGGTTGGCGCACTGGTCATTACGGTGGACAGCCTGTTGACCGCCGAAATCAACATCAAAACGATGGGCCATGTCACGGTCTACGGCAACAACGAAGGCGTGACAGCTTGGTACAAGATTCGCACCGAGATGGCTGACAAGGCTATCAAGATGCTGGCAGAGCTTGGCCTTGTTGCTCGTGGCCGTCCTAAGTTGAAGGCGAAAGTGAGTGATGTCGATGAGCTATTCGCCACTGCTTGACCCGGCTTTTCAGTATGCGGTTGCGGTGACGAGGGGTGACATCCAAGCGTGTGAGGATGTCAAACTGGCTTGCCAACGGTTCTTGGACATGGTGGAGCGCAAGGATGCGCCATACGAGTTTGTCCCTGCCAAAGCCGAACACATTCTGAAGTTTGTCCGTTTCTGCCGCCATGTCAAAGGGCCAGATGCTGGCAAGCCGATTGACTTACAGCCGTTTCAGGTTATGTACTTGGCGGCTATCTACGGGTTTCGTGACAGGCGGGACCACACATATCGCTATGTCACTGATGTCATTTTGTTCGTTCCTCGCAAATCAGGCAAGACAACCATTGCGTCCATCATTGCGCTGTATGAGTTGCAGTTTGGTGATGCTGGCGCTGAAGTGTTCACTCTGGCTACTAACCGGGATCAAGCGACTATTTGCTTTGACTCGTCCAAGGCAATCGTAGAGGGAATGAAGCCTGAGTTGGCCTCTAAGTTCATTGCTTACCGCAGCGAACTGAAGAAGGCTGGAGACTCAACCTCGACTTATCGTGCGCTGTCACGGGAGAACCGTAAGACTGGTGACGGCAAAAACCCGTCTTGCGCCATGATTGACGAGGCGGCTCAGATTACTGAGAGGCAGTCCATTGAGGTGTTGCACTCGGGTATGGGCGCTCGAAAGAACCCGCTGCGGATGTACCTGACAACTGCCAGCTTCACCAAGGAAACCAAGTTCTATGAGGACTTGTCTCACTTTCGCAACGTGCTGCGTGGCGCTGCTGCTGATAGCCATCGCTGGTTTGGTCTTCTTTATAGCATCGACCCCGGCGATAATTGGGCTGATCCTGCTGTCTGGGGCAAAGCAAATCCGATGCTTGGGGTTTCAGTCACAACACAGCACATCTCGCAGATGGCTGAAGAAGCTGCTGCCAAACCAGCCTCTCTGAACGAGTTTCTGTGCAAGCAACTCAACATCTATGTGTCGGCCAACAGTGCGTGGGTGGACCGCAGGTATTGGGATGAGTCGGTGGACAAGATGCCAACTGACAAGCCAGAGTCAACATTTATTGGTTTTGACTTGGCGCATACCCGTGACTTGAATGCGGTGGTGACTTTGCACCGATATTCTGAAGAGGATTTCTATGCTCAGTTCCAATTCTTCTTGCCAGAGGAATCTTTGGACTTTGTGCCCAATCATTACAAGTCCGTCTACATGGAAGCGCACAGGTCAGGCATTTTGCGGCTGACACCCGGCAACGTGACTGACCTCAACGAGATTGAGTCGTTTATCAAGCAGCAATGCGAGAAGTTTGAGGTCAAGGAAATCGGCTACGACCCGTACAACGCTGCTGCGCTGGTGGCGAACCTGTACGCTGATGGCTTGCCTGTGAAAAAGGTGGGGCAGGGTATGGCTGTGCTGTCAAACCCGTCCAAGACCACTGAACAGCTTATTCTCAAGAAAGCAATCAAGCACGAAGGCAACCCTTTTGTGGGATGGCAGCTTGGAAACTGCGAGGTTTACATTGATGTGAACGGAAACGTAAAGGTTCGCAAGAACGAAGCCGATCCAAGCGCCAAGGTAGACGGCATTATTGCAATGATTATGGCCTTGCACTGCCATTTGGATAACGTATTCGTCAGCGATTCATTTGGCTTTAGGTCGCTGGAGTGGTAAAGTATTGGAAATTGAGGGGAAATCATGGCAATTCTTGACATTTTCAAGCGCAAAGAAGTGGGCCAAAACGAGGCCAATACGCTCTTTGGCCAGACTGCTTTGGGCAACAACATTGTCTATCAGGGCAACAATAAGCGTCCAACAGTCAATACCCAGATTCTCTATGTAACGACCTCCAGCTCAACTGCTGCTGGCCGTAGCGTTGACATGTCGGTGCTGAGTCGCAACAGCACCATCATGGCTTGCGTTGGACTGAAGGCTCGTGCGCTTGCTCAATTGCCGATCAAGGTCTGCTGCGAGACAGAAGACGGTCAATACGTTGATGCCATTCGCTCTGACAAGGTTGGCGCTCGTGACAAGGCCAAAGCCAAGCAAGTTGCCAAGCTTTTGGGCAACCCCAACAACTTCCAAAGCAAGTATGAGTTCTGGTATCAGTGGCTCATGTGGTACGAACTGTCTGGAGAGGCGTTTACCCTGTGGTGGCGCAAAGACCAGAAGAGTTCGACCGAAACTCCTCTGGAAATGTACATCTTGGACAGCACTTTGATTGCTGCTCAGATTACGCCTACCCGCTACCCGTCCTACCGCTTGTCCACACCAAGCTACGGGTTTAGCAAGGACGAGCCATTGGCCGCGCATCAAGTCATGCACTGCAAAGAAATGGCTTGGCAGGGTTCGGCTGGTTTCAACAAGGGCATCTTGGCGACTGAGCTTGTCGGCCTTGACCAAGACATTGACCTGTACGCCAACTTTGTCATGCAGAACGGCGCAAAGCCTTCTGGCATGTTTGTCACTGAGCAAGTTGTCCCTGATGGCAAGTACAAGGAAGTTGCCGCCCGTCTGAAAGAGGCTTGGGCCAACATGACTGGTAGCAAGAACTCTGACCCAAGCAAGCCGGGTCAGGGCATGTTGCTGGATCAGGGCATGAAGTACCAGAAGCTGGAAATGCTGAACCTGCAAGACGCTGACGCTGCTGCGCTCAAGCTGCAAACCATGAAACGGATTTGCGGTTTGTTTGGTGTGCCGCCTTCCATGATTGGCATCTCTGACAGCAAGTTCAACAACACGCAAACGCAGATGGACGAGTTCTACAAGTCCACTATGTATCCAATTATTGTGAACGTGCAGGAGAAGTTGAAGGGTCATTTGCTGCAAGGCTACCCAAGCCTTTGCATTGAGTTTGACACTAAGAACTTCCTCAAAGGCGCTCCTCTGGATCAGATGAACTTTGCGACTGCTGGTGTGAAAGCTGGCGTGATGACTCCGAACGAAGCCCGTGAATACATGAATATGCCCACGATGGAAGGCGCAGACGAGTTGGTCAAGAACGATCAGCCTGATGAGCCGATTCCCGGTAGTTCTGCTCAAGATACTGGCGGCGGTGGTGGCAATCAAAAGAGCAAGATTAACATCGGCTCCAAGACTTGATTAAAAATGCGTACTGATTCAAAATATCTGGTAGCATTGGCGAAACAGGTCATACGACCACCAAAACAGTTGCCTGTCTTATTGGGGCAACCCCCTAAAATACAGGACAATAACCAATCCATTGCTTTAGGGGCAATCAATGAAGCAACTGAATCTCATCTGCGAAGCAAAACTGAACCTGTCCGAAAAGGCCGCAAACGGCGAACCGACAGGAAAGATTGAAGCTCGTATCACCACATGGGGCGCTCGTGAAGGCGCTGATGGCCGCAAATTCTTCTACAAGCCAGAAGGATTTATGCAATGGGCAGAGGAATTTGCCGAAGCTGGTCGCCCATTGCCTATGTTCCTGAATCACAATTCGGACACCATGCCTGTTGGCGAATGGACTGAGTTGGAGATGGACGAAGAAGGCATGTGCGCCAAAGGCCGCTTGTTCTTGAATACCACTGCTGGCTCTGACCTGTACCAAGTCATGTCTGAGTCGCCAAATATGTTTGGCGGTGTTTCTGTTGGCGCTTATGCTGACGAATACCAGTGGGTCAAGGAAGACGGCGAGGCATTCCCCGCTGGCTCTGGAGACTATTATGAAGACGGCTATTTCCAAATCACTAAAGGTGGTTTGCGCGAGACTAGCGTGGTCATGTACCCCAACAACCCCAAAGCCGAGGTCAAAAAGCTAGAGTATTTCCGTGAAGACGGCTCTGCTGATCTCAAGGTATTGGAAGAAGCCCTGCGGGATGCAGGTCTGTCCAAGCAGATGTCGGTTGCCGCCGCATCTGTATTCAAGTCGGTTATTGAGCAGCGTGATGCTGTGAAAGCGCCTATTGAAACTGCGCCAACTCAGAGTGATTCTGATGCGGAGGCAACCGAAGCAGAAATTCTCGCGGCTCTCGAGCAACGTGAGTTTCTAAAACTCCTCGACAAACGACTGAAAGGTTAATCATGTCTCAAGTAATCCTCGACAAATTGGATGCTATCGAAGCTAAACAAGCTGAGAGCATCGTGGCCGTTGAAGCCAAAATCCCCGCTGCTGTTGAAGCCATCAAGGCCGAATTCAGCGAAATGGTTGCTGCTCTGGAAGCCAAAGTTGCCTCCGTGCAAGCTCCCGCTGTTATCAAGCCAGAAAAGACTGTTCGCGGCGATGTGAACAAGTCGGTTCGTGAGCAACTGAAATCCATCATCAATGGCAAGTCTTCTTTCGAGAAAGAACTGAAGATTTTTGCTGATGAGTCGCAGATGCAAGCGTACTTGAAAGAAGCTTCTGCTCTGACCGCTGGCGGTGATGGCAAAGGTGGCCGTACAGCCTACGATCCAGTGTTTGCTGCTCTGCGTTTGGCTAACCCCCTGCGCGGCGTGTCTCGCACTGTGGCTACTGATGGCTCTAGCTATCAGTTCCGTGTCAAGACTGGCAATGCTGGCGCTCAGTGGGGCTACGGCATCCAGAACAACGGTACGCCCACGACTGAAAACACCACCATTTGGCAACTCGTGCTGAAGGACATCAACGTCCAGTTCCCAATCCGTACTGCGGCTTTGGACGACATTGATGGCTTGGAAGCTAACGTGGTTGACGACATGCTCGCGGAATTCGCCCAGAGTGAGGCCCAATCCATGATTTCCAACTCCGACCAGAGTGGTGACGGTACTACCGTTGCAACTGGTGGCGCTGATGGTCTGCGTGGTTTGGATCAGTACGCTGGCGCTAACGCTACCTACACTGGTGGCACTACCTCCACTGCTGCTTTCGGCACTTCTGGCACTGGTTCGACAAGCGGTCTGCACAGCTTGGCTACCTATGACCAGTTGACCACCAACGGCAACACTGTTGGCGCTGCAAACATCACTTACAAAGACGTTGTGAACTTCATCTACGCACTGCCACAGCAGTACTGGACTGAAAGCGCCAAGTTCGTTGTGAGTCCTATTTTGCTGGCCCAAATCCGTGGCTTGGTGGATGACAACGGCACTCCCGTGTTTGAGCGTATGTCGCCTCTGGAAACCAACGGCATCGTTGGTCGCCTGTTGGGCTTTGATGTGGTGGTCAACAAGTATCTGGACACTCCTAGCCAGACAACTACTGGCTCCGCTGGCACTTCCAGCCTGTACCCAATGTACTTTGCTGACTGGAGCCGCTTCCACACCATCGTTGACCGCTTGAACATGGTTATGCGCCGCTATGACCAAACACTTCCAGGATTTATAACATTTTTTGGAGAAAAGCGTTTGGCGACATCGGTGCGCGATCCCTTTGCTGGCGTTCGCTACCGTTCCACAGGCACTGCGACCTGATAAATCGGAGGGGCGTAACTGCCCCTCCTTTTTGCGCCATTACTTTAGGAAATTGCCATGACCATCACTGAAAAAATCCTCGCTGGAATTAAGCAAGCCATTACCGAAGGCGGCACAGTCAACATCGACCTGAAAGAAGCCTCTGCAATCACTGGCTCTGGCTCTGGT